AACTAAAACTAAGTATTCCAAACACATAAAAGGAAAAGCTGTTGACCTCGCTCCTTACCCGATTAACTGGGATGATAGAGAAATGTTTCATTATATGGGTGGAATGTTAAGAGGATTGGGAAAAGCAATGGGTGTTAAAATTCGTTGGGGCGGCGATTGGGATAGCGATGGAGATATACACGATAATAATTTTGACGATTTAGTTCATGTAGAAATAAAGGATTAATTATGGCAAATGAATATAAAAAAGGTCAAGTTTTTATTAAAGGCAAAGGATATTTTCCAGTAGGCAGTAACGAACATAAAGATTATTTAAAAAATTTTAAAACTAAAGCTCAAAAAAGAGCAACTGCTCCTATAGGGAAACTAAAAGAACAAAAACAATGCAATATTTCTGGTGGCAAATGGGTTTCTGGAAAATGTATAATGTCTAATTTAAAAAAATAAATGGCAAGAACAACTAAAAAAACAAAAGCCCAAATAAATAAACAACTATGGGATAGGGCAAATAATTCTCATAGACAAAGATGGCAAACCCTTTCTCAAAAAGGATATGATTTTTATCTAAATGAGCAATTAACTAAAGAAGAAAAAGACCAATTAGAAGAATCTGGGATGCCAACATTTACTATAAATAGGGTAACTCCTATTGTAGAAATAATGAAATATTTTGTCACTGCTAATAATCCTAAATGGAAAGCAGTTGGAGCTACTGGAGATGATGTTGACGTAGCACAAGTACATTCAGATATTGCAGATTATTGTTGGTATTTGTCAAATGGAAAGTCTTTATATAGTCAAATTGCTTTAGATTCTCTTACAAAAGGTATTGGATATTTTTTAGTAGATGTAGATAAAGATGCTGATAGAGGAATGGGTGAAGTTAGATTTAGCAGACTTGACCCTTACGATGTATATGTAGACCCAGCAAGTAGGGATTTTTTATTTAGAGATGCTAATTTTATACAAATCCGTAAAAATATAGCAAGGTCTAGACTTATTAATATGTTGCCAGAATTTGCAACTAAAATTAAAAAAGTAGAAAAAGGAACTGATGTAGTATCATATTCTGAAAGAGATGTTGATTTAGGTGAATCAATACAACCTGAAGATATTACAATGGGTATTAGCTTAGAAGCGGAAGATGAAGATATTATTCCATACTATGAAACTTATCATAAAAAGAAATTTGCATATTATAATGTATATTTAAGAGTTCAGCCTTCTCCAGCTGAAATGGATTTAATAAAAGAAGAAGTCCAAAAACAACTATCTGATTTTCAACAAGAAGTTGAAGTTGGATTAATGGAAAAACAAATTCAAATTGAGCAATCTGTTCAAGAAGGTGAAATAATTCCAGAAAGAGGCCAGTTAGAAATAAAAAAATCTCAAGAAATGGCAGCTCAGGCTATTAAAGAAAAAGAAATGCAATTAATGTCTGAAGCTCAAGACGCAGCTACTATTATTAATCAAAAAATAATGTCTGAATCTGATTTTAGAATACTTCAAAAAAGTCCAGAAGCTCAAAAAAATATTGTAGATGCTATTAAATTTTATGAAAATAGAATAATTCAAACTTGCAGCGCTGGAGATGATGTATTTTTATATGAATACACTTTACCTGTAAGTGAATATCCAATTATACCTGTTCCTTATATGTACACTGGAACTCCATATCCAATGAGTGCGGTTACTCCATTAATAGGAAAGCAACAAGAAATTAACAAAGCTCATCAAATTATGCTTCATAATGCAAACTTAGCTTCTAATCTAAGATGGATGTATGAAGAAGGTGCAGTTCCAGAAGATGAATGGGAAAAGTATTCTTCAGCCCCTGGTGCATTGCTTAAATATAGACAAGGATTTGCAACTCCAACTCCTATTATGCCAGCTCCAATTAATAATGCTTTTTATTCTGTAGTTCAAGAAGGTAAAGCTGATGCAGAATATATAAGTGGTGTTCCTTCTGCTATGATGGGATTTACTCAAGAACAATCTGAAACTTATCGTGGATTATTAGCAAATGATGAATTTGGAACAAGAAGATTAAAAGCTTGGATGGGAAGTGTTGTAGAACCTGCTTTAGAACATCTAGGAAAATGCTTTCAAATGAGAGCGCAAAATCATTATTCTGTAGAAAAAGTATTTAGAATAGTCCAGCCTGAAGCTGGTCAATCTCCTCAAGAGCAAGAAAAAGAAGTAAGAATTAATATTCAATTATTTAATGATTATGGTGATGTAATTGGAAAATATAAAGATTATGCAAGTGCAAGATTTGATGTAAGAGTTGTCGCTGGAGCTACAATGCCAGTAAATAGATGGGCATTACTAGAAGAATATTTTAAATGGTTCCAAGCTGGTTTAATAGATGATGTAGCAATGTTAGCTGAAACTGATATAAGAAATAAAAAACAAGTTATGGAAAGAAAATCTGTTTATTCTCAGCTTCAAAGCCAAGTTTCTTCTATGGAAGAAGCTATGAAAGATAAAGATGGGACTATAGAAACTTTACAAAGACAATTAGTGCAAGCCGGTATTAAAATGAAAGTCGGTGACGCTTCTAATGAAATACGAAAAGATGTCCTTCAAACTGAAGCTCAGCAAAAACTTTTAAGAGGAATGTTAAAAGTTGAGTTTGACAAAATGAAAGACCAAATGAAAATGGATATGGAATCTGCTAAGCAAGATGTTGCAAAAAATGAAAAAAAATAATCTTGAATAGTAGCAACAATATTCATTAATTTAACAAAACTCTAAAATAGGAGATTAGTATGTCAGAACAAGTAGGTAACGCTGTTGAAGCCCCCGAAAGTACAAGCGTACAAGATTCTGTCGTAGACATGACATCTGATGATTTTTTTGAACAATTAGATAATCAAGTCAATGGTGGAATAATAGACGAACCTTCGCAACCAACCTCGAATCAAAGCGGTAACACGCAAACGAGCCCTAATGTAGAAGTTCAGAATGAAGAATCTGCTTCAAATGAAGTAGAGACTTTGCAAAAAAGGTATAGTGATTCAAGTAGAGAAGCTAAAAGGCTAAACGGAAAACTTTCCGAATTAGAACCTTATATGCCTATACTAGATGCTATGCGAGAAGACCCTAATTTAATTTCTCATGTAAGAAATTATTTTGAGGGTGGAGGTCAAACCCCACAAACAATGACTGAAAAGTTGAATCTAGGAGAAGACTTTGTTTTTGACGCTGATGACGCTTTTTCTCAACCTGAATCTGATTCAGCAAAAGTATTAGGAGCAACCATTGATGGACTTGTCCAAAAAAGGTTAAATAATGCTTTGCAAGGGCAAAGACAAGAAAATCAAAAACTAGCGAAGGAAACTAATTTTCGTCAAAAGCATGATATGGATGATGAAACATGGTCGCAATTTGTAGATTTTGCTAAATCTAAATCTCTTGAACTTGATGATATTTATTATCTAATGAATCGTAAAAATCGTGATGAGAAAATAGCTGACAATGCTAGGCAAGAAGTTCATAATAAAATGAAAGAAGTCCAACAACAGCCAGGTACACTTGCTACTCAAGGAAGCGTATCTACTGAAAAGTCTCCAGACGATTCTGTCTTTGATGCCATTTTGGGTTCGACAAACGAACTAGAAGAGGCTTTTGGTATTTAAATAATGCTAAAGGCCATTAACCCTTAATTAATGAGGTAAACAAATGGCTGATGTATTTAGCTTAGGTACATATTCGGATGCTGCTAGTTATCATTCCGATGGTACTTCAAAAGACACTGGTGACCTTAGAAGAAAATACAATTTTGGGGATAGGGTTTCTGAACTAAATATTGCTCAAGACCCTTTCTTTCGATTTGTATCTAAAGTTAGCAAAAAGCCAACAGACGACCCAGAGTTCAAATTCACAGAACGTAGAGGCTCATATCATAAGAGATATGCTTATGTAATGGGAGCTGTAAACGCTTCTGGAGCTGATTATTTTGGAGATTCCGAAATAATTGCTACTAATGATGCTGGAGCTGGAACTTCTGTTGCACAAGGAGACACTGTTAAATTATATATGGCAGGCGATTATAAGTCCGCTGGTAATTTGCAAAACGTCTATGGTAATACTGACAATGATTGGAGCGTTGGAGCTTCTGGAACAAGACCTGCTTTTTTCCTACCTGGTCAAGTAGTAAAAGTTCCTATGACAGATGCTACTGATGGTTCTAATTGGGGTAAGGATTACATTCTTGTAAAAGTAGAAGCTGTTACAGATTCTTTATCTAAAGATAGTAAAGAATGTGTTCTTTTAACTGGAACAATTGTAAAAGCTTCCTCAACTTGTGGTGAATTTGCTGGTTGGCATACAAACAATTTTAGCCCATCTGGTGATTCAGCTGGTGATGAAGTTGTAGCTGATAAATCAATATCTGGTAAATTGGAAAGCGCTCGTTCATATGTTGTAGGTTCTGCTCACGGCCAAGGAACTGGATACCCAGAAACTTGGAAAGACCAACCTTTCTCAACAGGTTTTGGACTAACTCAAATTTGGAAAACTGCTATGGCAATGGATAACACAACTCGTGCTACCGTTCTCAAGTATGAACCAAATGAGTT